ATCTTTCTTTCCTTTTAGTGGTTGTTCTGACAGCTTATACAAAAACTTCTCGAAGCTTGACCAAGTCTTAAAGTCAAACCTCTTGTCAGTCTTATTATCAAACTGGCTATTAAATACTGTCACAGAATACATTATACAAAGAAATCCTCCAAGGTAGCCGTTGGTTCTGGTGACCAGTCCATAGCATCAAGGATTGGCCGCAACGGTTCAATAAACGTCTTCTCAAACATTATACCATAGTCTACATATGGATGTAAACCAATTTGTTTAGGCAGGATGCCTGGGAATGAAATTACGTTTTCTTTGATAGGATTAGGCGTTTTTAAATACAGAAACTTGATTTTTTCGCCAGTCTTGATAGACTCGTATCGTTTGGTCAGGTTATGCTGTTTAAGCGCATTATTATAAAGCAAAGAGCCACGTACGTGAATTGGTGTACCTTTACTATATATGTTTTTACGATCCTTCCACTTATCAATTTCTGATACACCACGAGGAAATGCTACTGCTTCAGGATCTAAACTATTAAACTCACGACGGAACTGAGCAATAAAATCTTGTGTTTCTGATTCAGTACTATTAATAATTACTTTAAAGATTTGTTTGAACTTATCACGGACAACCTCAGGTGTAGATGACTTGATAGCTTCGATACCCATCATCTTGAGCTTTGGTTCAGCGTACTGTACACCCTCTGAGTTATGTACGTTTAGAATGTAACGTTTCTTTGCTGTCCATATTCCACGATCGGCAATAACTTCACGAGCCATTTCCATACGAGGAGTGTAACCATTCATTACAAAGTAAAACTCATCATACGCTTTAGCCAATACTTTTTCAAAATAGTCCTGGCAAATTTTATCTAAGAACTTGACTGGATCCTTTGGTGCAAACTTTTCTACTACAGGCCCCATGTTAATATAGACCGAGTCAGTATCAATCGCAATAACATAGTCTTTATCAGTTTGTAGTAGTTTATTCATTTCTTTGTTGATAGCTTGTTCCGCCCAACGGATCACGGTCTGACCAGTAAGTGTAACCGACTCAGCAAGTGCATTATCGAAATACTTAAAGTACTTGTTGGCCAATGCACCATACAATGAGTTGAGCAGGATCTTAATTGCCATCTGGTTATTTTCAAGCTGGTTGATCTGAGACTCTAAAGTTTTATCCTTTGATTGCTCATACATCGATTGAGCCTCAAGCATTTTCTTTTTGACAGCTTTACGTTCAGCATAATAATCAACAATCAACTCAGGAATAATACCTTGCTTATCTTTTGTGAATGGTACACCAGAAGCACATACTGCAAACTCATTACTCATAGGTTGAGACCTATCAACTTCCAAGTAATAATCTGGTCCTTGAGGGAAACGATGGGTGTAATCTTTATATAGATTTTCAGGTGAAATGTTTTGCTGTACAATAATGTTAGGATACAGAGAGTTCAAGTCAAAGGATACTACCCAATCATGTGAACCAACCTGTGGTTCTTTTACATATCCACCAGCAATAGAAGATTTGATTTCTTTGTCAGGGTTACCCACAATAGCATATGGAACTTTGTTAATTTGTTTCAGTGGTGAAATAATCTTTTTACTTAGCAACCTACGGTAGATAATTGATTCCCAGATGTTAGTAGTACCAAACGTATCACCAAGGTTAACACCACCTTTGTATGCCATCGTAAGAGCAAGAGAAATCAATCCCATCTTTTCATCAATACGATTTACAAGCTGGACGTCTTTAATGTTATAGTCAATAAACTTCTGATGGTCTTCCTTATACAGAGTGTACAGGTTACCGTGTTCTTCATATGACAACTTACGTTCACCAAGAACTACGTAAGCAATATGGTCAAGCTTATATGATTCTTGCGGGCCATATGAATAGCCAAACTTTTTAAACAACTCAAGGTAATCAGCTTGTTGGATACCTACCAATTCAAAACCTAGTAACTGACGACCACCCATAGTTGTAATACGTTCGTTTACCATGTTCCAAGGTGAAAGACGTTTGGCTGCAGTGTCTGATCCAATCAGAGCAATACGATTTACCAGGTATGGAATATCAAAGAAACGAGTGTTCCAGCCAGTAATAACATCAGGATAGTTCTTAGTCCAATAACCCAAGAACTTAGCTAACAATTCCTCTTCACTATCACATTTATGATATTGAGACATGACATCCAATTCAGACTTAGTTGGATCGTAATCATCAAGACCCCAGACTTGATACACTGATGACTTACTGGACTTTAATGCAATAGAGATAACAGGATAAGCTGCTTCCTCTGGTGTAGGGAAACCATCATCACTTGCTACCTCAATATCGATGTTGACTACATTTACATGACGGATATCAAAGTGGATGTCTGTAGGAAAACGTTCAGTAATAAATTGATGGATGTAGTTTGTGGTACCATAGATATGGAAGTTTTCAGTACCATCATACATTTCAATAAATTCTTTAGACTCACGCATGGAAGCAAACTCTACTTCCTTTACAGGTTCACCATTAAATGATTTAAACTCAGATGCGTCCTTAGTAGGAATGTATAGCTTAGGTTTAAACGGAATCTTAGTAGCAATAGGTGCACCGCTGGCATTTACACCACGATACAAGATTGAGTTGCCATAGCGATTTACAGATGTGTAGAATGTCAAAAAATATACCTCCGGTTTGGAGTCTATTATAAAATAAAAAGAGGGGGTTGTACACCCCCTAAGTTTACATTATTGCTTTTATTTCTTCAATTTGGTCTGGTGGACCAGATACGGTTATTTCCGGATTCCCACCACCAGGCCCATATGGAATGAAGGATTCAAGTTTAAGGTCATGGTCAAGTAGAAATTTTAGAAAAGATTGAATGTCACAATCCCAGGCGATATCAAAGGTGTGTTGTGTGTGAGTCATAATATAAGTCCTTTATTAGGAGTATTGGATTTTGGTGGGAGAGGTAGTGGTGGTGGAAGATTTAGATTTGTTTTGGAGATAGTAGTGTTGTTTGAAGGTGGGGATGTTATGTTTTTTGAGTTTGGATTGGGGAATTTTTTTGATAGTGTTAGTTTGAAGATATTGGTGGATAAGTTGTGATGTAGTCATAATATTCTCCATTAGCTGATATATCTAGACTACCACAGTTCAAACCATTTGTAAACAAAAAAGTGCACCGAAGCGCACTTTTCTTTTTGTTTGTAATCAATAACTTATTTCTTTTCTGAAACAAATGAATACATTTCGTTGGCTTTTTCCATAACCTCTTCCATCGTGTACATCTTTGGAATGTACCTGTTCCATGCTTCGGTAGCAAGTTCTAGATTCTCTTTGTTTGCTTCGAACATGGTTTTTGCAATTTCCATCTGAGTGTCGTATTGCTTGTCCAACATGTTCTTTGCCATTGCTAGAACGTCGGTACGGATTTGATAAGGATTAGACATAATATTCTCCTGTGTCTGTGTTGTGATCGAAGGGGCCATTACAGCCCCTCTGCTAAGATTCTTCTATTAGCGTTTCAGCTTTGCAATCTGCTCCATGCAATGCTTAGCTTCCTCATAGTATCCTTGAGATGCTAAGTGCGCAGCTGCTCTGCTATACCCAACAACTTCACACCAGTTTTGAAAACCAGTCCAAAGTTTTTGGAAGTATGAACGATGATCGATAGTAACAGTTTCAGTATAAAACATTAGACATGTCCTTTTAGATTAGGGTTAATGTCTCCATCCATACGTGCGATAGAATAGATATCGCCTCTGTTAATACCAATGTCGTTCAATTCTTTATCAGTCAAAGCACGCAATTCCTTTACTGTCGCACGGAATTTTTTTGCTTCGCCATAGTCGTTAATCAGCTTCTTGAAGAAGCTCTTTAGTGTCTGTGTCATTTGTTATTTCCTCGTAATGACCGATTTCGATTTTACGAGGACGCAGTTCCTGTGGAATCTCGTATCTCAGTTCTACTGACAATACTCCGTCTACCAGATCTGCTCCGTTTACTTTTACATGTTCAGACAGCCTGAAGGTGCGTTTGAATTTCTTAGTGGAAATACCACGGTGAATATACTCGCGACCTTTACT